CGCCGATATAGGTCAGCATCCACGTCGAGTCGGCTTTCCAGATGATCTGATTTCTCAGGTACGGCGTTGCTGCGGTGATGTTCCCAGCCACGTCGTAGAGGAAGCCGCTGCCGGATTGGGTCTGGGTATTGGGCGTCCAACTGGTGTCGGTCCCAGCACTGGAGTTGAACCATTCATTTTTCACATACGCGCTCGCGAACCCGGCAACCGAGATGATGGTGGTGGCGTAAGTCGGTGCGGTGCTGTCCAGATTCGCGAAGGTACCAGTAGGGCCGTTCGCTACCTGAATGTTTTGATTGGCTCCGCTAGTTGCAAGCACATCGTCCGCGAACTGCGCGAAGTTCCACGGCTTCTGCTGAGTGGCGGTTCCGATACCAATCGAATTCCATGCGCTGCCCACCAGCCGATAGAGGTTGGTCGCAGTGCCGGCGATGATCGAGGTGCTGCCGTCGGAATACTGCGCGATGATGCCGCCCAGTGGAGGACCGCCGGGTATCGCGCCGGCTGTGGTCCACGCCGCCGCCGTATTACGCGCCGCGTACCCTTTGACGGTGGGAATGGCGAAATTAGCGTCGAGAACAAGCCCTGGCGTGGTCAACGTCAGATCGGGCGCGTAATCGTAGAAAGGAATCTCCTGCCCCGAACCGAATTTGCGGGCTGGCATGGATTACCATCCAGTCGGCGGTATCCCCGACCGCACATCCTGCTGACTGCCCTGCTGCTGAAGCACGAGGTATTCATCAGCAGCCCGCGCATAGCACATCTGCGACATATCCTTATCGCCGATGATAATCTCGTTGATCCGCCCTTCCGCGTAGTAGCGCACCATCGCCTCTGCCTGCGTGGTCCAGATATTCGTATCGTTGGCGTTCACCGCGATGATCGGTGCGGAACGATACGAAATGGTTACTGGGTAGAGTCCGACCGGATACGGCCACATATAGAGCTGGTTCTGATACCAAGCGTACTTGGTCGGGTAGGTCGTCGGTGGCGTGGGCCGGATCACGTCGAGATCACGAAGTTCCGGATAGGACAGCGGGTCCAGTTCCACCCGCATATTCGTCGCCCACGTTACTTCCACCCGCGTGAAGGCAATCAGATCTATGGGTGGAAAATACTGGTTAACGGAGTACAGCGTGGTCAACTGAGAATTGGAGCGAAAACCACCGATGATCGGCCCCGCATTGAGCCACCGCACCCCGGCAGGGGGACCACCATTGTCATCAATGGTTCCTGCGGTACCGCTAGGTGGTGGGGGCAACGGAGGCGGGTACCCCGCGTTCGGGGGGACCGTAAATAGCGTTCCAATTATTGATTGAAAATTCGGAGCACTCGCCCCCGTAAGCCCATAATTAGCCGCAACAAAGTTGTAAATGACTCCGCTGCTGCTGGTGAACTGAATAGTAGCGCCATGCGAGACAATGAAGCCTGCGGTCCACTGAAGCGGCTGAGTGTTATCGGTATCGTTGAAGAAAAAGGGTTTCCTCTGCCAGTACCTCATCGATTCTTGGAGGTACGAGGTGACTATGCCACCGAGAAGTGGACGATTTAAGTCATCGAGCGTGCGCTGTTGCTGCTGCCCGAAGGTGCGCTGATCTACCTGAGTCGGGGACCATTGCTGACTCATTTAGCATCTCAGAAATTTCGGGCGGGGCCACTCCATAAGGGAGTAGCGCTCCCGCCCGCGCCGCACTATTTTACTTGCCGCCCTGTGAAGTCCCGCTGAAACCAAACGGGTTAGGCTCACCAGGCGCTGGCCCCCCCATGATCCCTCTACCCACTTCGACGTTCGGGGAGCCGACTAGATCGGCGCCGCCCTGCGACAGATGCATCTTCATCACGTCGCTGCTCCAGTCGCCGTAGATCCCGCCACCGGAGATGTCCGGATCTTCCGGTCCAGCACCACCCGAAGTCTCGTTGTACGGATTAGGAGAAAGCACGCCACCATTCTTCTTATCGGCCATCTAATTACTCCGTCTCATCCTTGTTGCGGTCTTCCTGCTCAAGCTGTCGCGCCTGCTCGTTGAAGCCCCACACCGCCATGTCCATATCCGGTCCACCCGATTGCAAGTGATGACTATGCGCTTGCGACGGGTGTGCGAAGTACGCATCAGTTACGCCTTCATCGGGGACGGTATGCGACTTCTCGTACTGCGGAGTGAACGAATCGTTAATTTCGATCTGGTTCGCGGTTCGTTCCTGCCGCTTGGCGCGCGGCTCACCCTGCTTGTAGTTCCTCATGCCGGTTTCCCTTCCGGTGGCGGCTCCGGTGCTGGGGGTGGCGGGGCCACCTCAGTAACCGCACTCGTTAACATAGCGGCACTAGTGCTAGCTTCAGCCGCTGGAAAGGCACCGGTCAGCTTCGCCATAAAGTACTGGTACGTTTCCCACACTTGATCTTTATCCATTAGTAAAAGCTCCCGCCACGCGGCTTCGGTTGGCGTCCCGCGCCAATCATCCCCGGCCCACCCCCGCCATGTTTCTTGTGATGCTTGGGCTTCTTCTTTTCCGGCAGTCCCTTTGTCGGCGTGCCGGCGAAATCAGCCAACTGGGACGGGTCCATCCCAGTAACCGTCGGCTGTCCCGCCCGCGCCCGCGCAAGGTCCGCACCCATAAACCCCTGCTGAGCCTTGCTTACACTTGGCATGGCTAATCCCTCGCAAGGTGGAACACAAAGAAGATCGTCTGCGCGGAAGCGAGCGCCCCAGTCCCACCGGCAATCACCCTAAAAAAGAGCAGGTTTGGCGCGGTGTAGTTGACCGCCGAGAAAAGTGACCCGTGCGCCGCAGTAGATTCAGTCATCATTGCTGCGGTACGAAACGTAGTCACAGCGTTGAATATCGTTGTCGGTGTCGGAAGGGTGGAATCGAGCAACGACATGGTCAACGTAGTACCAGCGTCCATCGCGCCACTGTCGATATCGTACCCGACAATATGCGCCGCACTACCTGACGACAGATAGAACAACGGCAGAGTATCGTTGGCAGCAAGGGTAACGCCCGTAGGAACGACAATCGAACCGTACACTGGTCGCAACGTCCCCGGCACAATGCTGGGCGTAGCCTGCCCACCGCCTGCGAGAATTAGATTCGATGGATAAGTTGCCACGTCACCCTCCTACTGAGCATTCGTAGACGCCGCATTAAGTATATCAATGTCCAAACCGTAGGTATCCAGTGCTGTTACTCCGAAGTCCTGAGCATTGAACTGCACCTTAACCATTCCCCAGATCGCAGAAGCGCCTATTCCGATTTGGCGTCCAAAGTCGCGCAATTCCTCGAGCCAGCGGAATTTTTGGGACTCACCCTGCCCGCGACCGAATGCTAAGACTGCTGCCTGCGCACCGAGAAACTGGGCGCGCTTAGTATTCGCGACGGCGGTGCCGGCATTAGCTACTGCATTGGTGATACGAGAATTTTCATGGAATAGCACGCCATGATACATACCTAGGCTATTCCAAAAAATGGGATTATCCCCGATGTCACCTCCGGTCATCGCAGCACGTTCGATATCTAACCATTGGCCCGTACTAGCATTCTGTCTCATGTCAGTGGACTGAGACGGATGCATGACGCCGATATACAGATCACGACCATTAACTTTTACGGGCCGAATACCGGTGGTCAGCGCTTTGGCTGAACGAACCGCAACGTCCCAGAAGGTAATCTGCATCGCGTTGGCTACTGCTAAGGTGGCCGCGTCGATAACACCTTGAGGCAGAATCTGTCGAGTAGTCGTCACGCAGGCTTGAAGCCCCGTAAAACGCGGGTCGGTCTGCGGCGTGTACGATCCAAGTTGATTCGCCCCCGAATGGTCGCAACGCGCCGCGTACCAGTCAGCAAGACGGTTTCTACCTATCTTGCGCCGGTCGAATAGAACTCTTTGGTTGCTGATGGGACCAGTCAGCAAGATGGCGTGACATAGCTCGTTGATGATCAGCGCATCGTTATAGGTGTTGGGTGCCTCTTCCTGACCGGTCAGAGTATTGAGACCGAGAACACCAGCACCGGTTAGCAACGTGGACTGGCCGAAGGTCACGCTGTCTCCAGCGTGCTTCTCCAGATTGTCCATGATCATCGTTGCCGAGGTGTCTTCCTTAGACGCAATACGCAGATAGAAACTCCACTGCGCAAATTGCGCCATCATCTGTTTGGCCCACAGCTTGACGGTCAATGGATCTGTGGTCTGATAAACCCAATCCGCCACGGGTCTGCTCCTAGAAGGTTTCCGAAGGAGCGGCGTGCCTTCGGTCGTTAAACCCACAGCGCGAGACACAAGTCCCGCGACACGAACACCACAATGTCCCTAGGTGTTTAACGCCGAGAGGATCGGCGGGGTCCGCTTAACGTCCGGACGACGACAAAAATCAACTACACTATGGATGAGAAATCGTCAAGCAGGCGGATGTAGCGGCGGTGTCTTTAACGCAGGCCGTCGCCAGTAACTGCGCAGCATCTATCGCGTGCTGTCGGCGCGTCATGATCATTCCACCATGTCAATCATCGATACCCGCCGCTCGAACTGCTTACCGAACCGTGGGTCACGGACCATCTCGATGTACTGGTCCTCACCCATGTTGCCAACAAAAAGCTTGAACTCCTCGTTGCTCATCGTCTGCCAGCCCTGTGCGGCCGGCGACTCACCAGACTGAGTACGACCGAGCCCCTGCACCGCCTGTCCGCGCTGAATCTGTTCCAAGCGCTCGCTGCCAGAGGGCATCAACTGTCCAGTCACCTGTCGCGGCGCGGTACCATTGCCATTGGCTGCACCTTTGTAGCCCCACAGGTCAGCCAGCGTGTTCACCACCATATGCAGCGGAATGCCCATCATCCGAGCGCGGGTGGTAAGCACCACCTCCTCACCTTCGGTAATTTTGGCGGCATCCTCCGGATTGAAGAGCTGAATCTTGCGGCCATCCGGCAAGTCGTAGACATGCGACCACATCCCGGTGCGAGTGGCACGGGCGAAGTCCACGCGGTTGTCGTAATCAGGGACCAGCGAGCGCGCCAGTGGCACCTGGGAGTTGAGCCACATGTTCATGTCGGTGTTCTGGTCAACGGCAGCGCGCTGCTGCATGAACTGGTTAAGCTGCTGCTGGAACTGCTGGTTCTGCGCCAGCAGTTGCTGAGTGGTTTGCTCAGAGTGCCACAGGCGATAACCCACCGGATCGATTTCGGGATCAGGCTGTTCCCGCTGACGCTTGGCCTCTGCTTCGGCAGCTTCCTGCGCGGCGCGTTGTTCGGCAGCAACTTTCTGCCGTTCCTCCAGTCGCGCCCACTTCTCGCGAACCGGATTCAGTTCATCAAGCTGACGCTTGAGTTCCTTGTTGAGGACGTTCAGTTCATCGAAGCGCTCATAAGGGATGGCCTTTTCGTGCTTCTTACCTAACGGCTTGAGTTCACCGCCCTCTGGTTCTGCGGGCGGAGGCGGCGGCTTCGATAACGAGGTATCGGTGTCTTCAGCGTCGAGCTGGGCCTGCTCTTCCGGGGTTAGTTTGTCGCCCTCTTCCAAAGCCTCTTCATTAACTGGCGCTGCTGCTTGATTCTTTCGCGGCGGCATCTTCCTCTACTCCTTTGATGGTTCCCCAATCTAAGCCCAACCTTCTCCCGTCGCGGATCGTATCCAGCAATTGCCGCACGGCGGCGGCATCGAACTCTATCTCGTCCCCTTTGACTGACTCAGCCGCATCCAGCGCTTCTTCTGTGGCGTCTGCCAAGCTCTCGCCGATGCCACACGCTGCGGCCACCTCACGTATCTCACTTGGCGACACGCAATAGTCTTGTCCCTTGATAATGCAATGTCCGTGTAGCCGCACACGGTCGGGGTTGCCCACCTCCACCGCGAGCGGATGATCAGCACCGGCTTCAGAGCGGAGCACAATTTCAACGGCGTAACTCCCCTCGTATTCCGGTTCCACCGGCTGACCTATCGCGGCGCCGTACATCATCGAACCCCAGTTGGACGCGAGGTACGAGTGGACCGAGCTAGGCGGTTCTGGGAAGCGGCAGGAAAGGTCGATGAGGTAGGATGAGCCGTCGTCGCATTCCCGTGTTTCGGTTGAGAGAGGCCCGCGATAAC